TGCATTAAAATGATCAAACATTCTTTCCTGATATGCATAGGGCGTGAACGGCACTAGCCCTCGATCCAATGAGATTACCTTCACATAGGTCTTTGCAAAGTAAATTGGATCCTTCATGCACTTCAGATATTCAGAAACCTCATTCTGAGTAAACTGCTGCTGAACCCCGTCACGCTTCACGTTTGCGTTCCCTAAATACCCCATCTCTGCATTTTTAAGTTGCATTGTTTGTGGTATCAGTAATGTTCTTTTCTACAAGTTCCTTACGCAGATGTTTCTGAAGGTCGGTCACGGATCCAAGGAATAGGTTATTGTTTGTGACTCCGGCTGAAACGCCTTTCTCTTCCTTCTTAAGATCCTTTTTATTCTTCTGAAGTGACATTAGTTTATCCGTCATATCCGAAGTATTCTTTAACATGATGGATAATACCTCGAAGGCCCTTGGATGTTCCGACTGTAGCGCAAGCTCCATCATTCCATCAATTGCAGTGTTTGATTTATCCACAAGATCCTTATAGGTCCTGCGAGAAAATTCATAATCATCCTGAATCTCTTTTTCCTCCTTTGGCGGAGGTGGAATACTCGAAACTGGCACTGGAAGATTTCCTTCCAGGCTCTTAAGTAATTTTTCGCTTTTTTCAGTTGTCATAATAAAAAAGCCTTAAATCACGTATTTAATTCGTCAAATCCAAAATCAGTTTCAGTTTGAACAACTGTAAAATTTGTCGGAGTGTCTTCAATCGAAGATACCGTGGTGTGTATGAGCACGCCCGGGGTGTCTGTAATCTTATTTGTATTGAGATTAATATCAGAAATACGAATTAATGCCCTCTTTGTGACGGGTCCATAGAAGCGAACGCGCGTTTCAAAGTCCAGCGTGTAGACAATTGCACGGCGCGTCATTGCATCACCCTCGTAGTCATCCGTCATTGTAACTGAATTAAGCACAAAGGGAATATCAGTTGTGATATTGACGCTCTCCACCTCGGTAATTGTCACGGTATAATCGGGCTGAAAATACGGCAATATTTGCTCTGTGATTTGAAGAGCATCATCCTGATTTTTTGCCATAATACTCAACTGAAAGTTAATGCGATATGGAGCAAATGTACGAAGATTGTGTTTGATGGATGAATCATTTGCATCGATTGAACCAAGAGTGTTATTTCGATTGATCTTCGTAGTAGCATCGTATGTCATGCTTGTAATTTCAAATGACATACGAGGAAGCTTCATTGCAATCTTATCATCATCCACCAAGTCTTTCTGAGCATCAAGACGCATCAGAAACTTACTCTTTGGACCATATGCAAGAGGCACACGCGTGCTATGAATTACCTTCGAGGTTTGATCTTTACGAACAACATTAATGTTATTGAATAAAGTACCAAACACCGAAACAATTCGGCGAATGTGCCCGTGATAAAAATGTCCCGTCAACATAAATTAAGTGACTGCGCCTTTTAACACAAGGAACTGTAACACCGGAGTTTCGCTGGCTGAAATCGTTTCCGAGACATTACGAATAGTAATTAGTGCACTGCCCGCGGCGGATGACACGGCAATGTTATAAAGCCCGAGTGTTCCACCCGTTGCATGATTCACCACGAGCATATCACCCGCAGCCACCGTTGAATTTGTGAGTGTAAAAGATGTGGATGTATTTGCCGCAAGCGTTGTAGGAAACAACGTGATCGTTCCACATAACTTATTGAGTGTCACACCCGTGGTGCGAGATGTTTCCTGAGTGATAGCGCCACCATTGCCCGCGGCATATCCAATTGGAAGACTCAGAGCATATAGCTCTGTAAAATTGGTATTTGCTTTTGTGAAGGCGGTGCGCAGAGGATCGCCCGTTTTATCATTTGCGCTTGATCCGATTAAAATTGTTTGTTTTGCCATAAATGTAGTGGTGTTTAGAAAGTATCAGCCGTAAAGAGGGATGAGTCTGCACTGATTCCGGAAGAATCGGCACGATAGGAAAGAATTGTGAATGGAAGCACCGTTGTACTAAATCCGATTTCGCCAAATGGGTTCGTTTCGCTGAAGTCAATAATGTCTCCTGCATCCTTCTCAAACGCGTAATTCTGTGCGCCTTCACCCGAGGTGAATGTTTTATCCGCACTTGCAGTATCGATATCGAATTTCGTGAGAATACTCCATTGAGCTCCACTCGTGAGACCAATGAGTTTAAGAGCATCGCTTGATCCCACAGTGAATTCACTAAATTCTCCTGTGTTCGAACGAATTTCTCCAAGGAAGATAAGAATTCTGCTATTAGGATCTCCTTTGATTTCGTGTTCCAACTTTAGCACCTTTGCGGATATTTCAACCGCAGTAGTTGTCGTTGTGGCAGGAGACAAAACCTGTTTTACTGTTTCACCAATTTGAAACGTAATTGAATTTGATGATCCAACAGCAAAGCAATATGCTGCGGCAAATTCATTCTGAATATTGTCAATTTCATCAATGCCCGTGGAGATGTCTTCATTCGAGTATTCAAACAACTCGCATTGAAGTTTATAGACGGGAAGTTTATCCAATTGATAGAAAGGAGACTTATGTTCAACAAATTTAATTTCAAAGAAAGAACGTGTGAGAGGAAGATAGATTAGGTCTCCTTCATTCGGGCGATCCCCTATAATTTCATTATTATATACGCCAACTACTTTCTCCCAGCGTTTACGCGAGACGACGAACGTCGCCTGATCTCGAATCTGAAGACCGAACTTTGTAAAAAGCGTGCCATCTCCGTCGAAGCCATCAACATTTTCAAGATACATTTCAATGATGTAGGCATCGCTGAATTTAGATTCAATATCCTCATTCAGGATTAAATCTCTTGAGGCCATTGTTCTCGGAATATAATAGACATCATGTCCATATATCGAGAGACCCTCAATCACTAGGTTTTCGTAGAGTTCAGCCTCGCTCCTTGCGCCCTGAGAAAAATATACAGATCTAGCCATAGCAATATATTAGCCAATCATGAAATCCACGGGCAGAGAAGAATTGTAGACGATGTCTGTTTCCAGTGCAAGAATTTCTGCGTTTGCATCATCCACCATTTTCGTGCCATTCAGTGTGACTCCACCAGGCAATACCATGCCTTCAAATTTTGACATATTCTGACCCCACTGACGCTTTAAGAGAGCCGTGGCATATCGCTTTAGAAATTTATCATTATATACCTTTGCGAAGGCAGCCTCGTCAACTGTTTCATAACCTTCAACAACGAGATAATCATTCTGAACCACAGTGGTCCAGTCAATATCAATCTTGAGACGTGACATATGACGGTTGAATCTCACCGCGGGAGTTCCATTTAACAGTAGATCCAGACTCTCGAGATACTGCCGAGTCTCTACATAATTGGCTAATGCACCCGCATACTGTAGATCGTACAAATCGTTTAAATGCACCTGATACCGAGCCGAAAACATTCCGGAAGAATTCGATGAATTGTTCGTGAGGGGAAACAGCCGAGTCACATAGAGCATGGACTCGGGAAGAGTGATATATTGATTCGAAATATCCTGAGCAGAAAGCTGATGCTTCTTGTATATTTTGATGATTGCATCATGATGATATTCGCGAAAGAACTGAAATGCCTCATCAATTCTATCACTCACCTGATCATCATCAACGTTAATTTCAAGAACGGGGGCTCCCAGAGCTCGAAGACAGTAATCAATAAGAGTCTGACGTGTGTTGGGTACGGCCATAGATCATCTATTTATATCTTTCTCACCACTTGCCAATAGGGCATTTAAGAGCCTTAAACCGAGCCTTTGTCTCCATAAAACACCCACACTTCATACACCGAGAACCGTGCCAGTGTTCACACATTCCACAGATTTTAAGCCTTTGCTCGACTAATTCTGCTGTTGACAGAATGTCATTGATGCCGCTTTCATCAAATATCTTCTTTGTGTCCGCCATGAGGCTGGCGATCTGATCCGTAAGAGGAGGAAACTGATTCATAATATATCATTATTTATGTGCGATGGATTGAACGAGTAATTTTAACTCCTCGATCTGAGATTGCTGTTCTTTGATTGCCTCAATGAGAAGTGCGGTAATACTTCCGTAATCAACCGAAAGAGTAGATTCTTTTGTTTCAAGATCAACATTATCTAAAACAACTTCCGGCAATACTTCACGAATTTCTTGAGCAATGACACCAATTCTTCTTGTATTTGTTTCGTCAGATTTTTTTGTATAATATACACCCCTCAATTGATTAACCTTATTCAGAGCACTATCAATTATAATGATATTATTCTTTAATTTAAGATCGGAATATGCAGTAACATTTCCTCCGGCGACTAAATCTCCAGCATGCCACGCATAACCATCAGCACGAAATCTGTGATATAAGTTTCCAGAAATGTCTCCGCAACCATAACCCACACAGCTATTTCCGTAAATTCTAAATTCTTCGTTTGAATCATCGTTTAATTGCAATTCGAGCCAACAATCATTGCTGGCATTTTCAATAAATCTCAAACAATAGGGGTCGGAAGAAGTTGATCCTCCAGTAGTTCTAAAATTAATTCTATTCACCCCAATTGGATTTGAATAGAATGTATTTGTGCCTGTCCAGGTATTATTATTTGCTAGAATAGTAGCACCAGAAGTACCTTGAGCTCCTGTCACACTTGTGCCAATCGTGCCTTGAGCTCCTGTCACACTTGTGCCAATCGTGCCTTGAGCTCCTGTCACACTTGTGCCAATCGTGCCTTGAGCTCCTGTCACGCTTGTGCCAATCGTGCCTTGAGTACCTTGAGCTCCTGTCACGCTTGTGCCAATCGTGCCTTGAGTGCCCTGAGAGCCCGTCACGCTTGTGCCAATCGTGCCTTGAGTGCCCTGAGAGCCCGTCACGCTTGTGCCAATCGTGCCTTGAGTACCTTGAGCTCCTGTCACGCTTGTGCCAATCGTGCCTTGAGTGCCCTGAGAGCCCGTCACGCTTGTGCCAATCGTGCCTTGAGTACCTTGAGCTCCTGTCACGCTTGTGCCAATCGTACCCTGTGCACCCGTCACGCTCGTACCAATCGTACCCTGCGAACCAGTGGATCCAGTAATTCCCTGTCGCCCCTGCGTGCCTTGAATTCCTTGAGCAGCATATGCTCCGTCAATACCTTGAACACCTTGTATGCCTTGAATTCCTTGAAGACCCTGAATTCCCTGAGTGCCTTGCGTTCCTTGTACTCCCTGTAGTCCCTGAATGCCCTGCGTTCCTTGTGTTCCTTGTAATCCTTGAATACCCTGAGTACCCTGAGTTCCTTGTAATCCTTGAATACCCTGAGTACCTTGCGTACCCTGAGTACCTTGCAATCCTTGAATACCCTGAGTACCTTGCGTACCCTGAGTACCTTGAATGCCCTGTGTGCCTTGAGTACCCTGCAATCCTTGTGCACCTTGAATACCAGTGATGCCCTGAATGCCCGCGGTACCAGAAAGATCGTTTACAAAAATATAAGTTGCTCCATCCCAAAGATACAGTTTTGAATTATCCGCATCTTGAACATTCGACGTATTAATAAGAGCAAACTGTCCCGCCACAATACCCGAGGGCGATGTGTCAGCAGTCAATGCTGCAACTGAAGC